CCGTTGTTATTCTCGGGTCAAAGGAAACGAAATCTCCGAACTTACTGCCCGTTACAAGTATATTGAGCTGTATCTGGGCGTAGTATTGTGGCCGTAATTCCTTTAATTCCTCGGGGCTCGTTAGCAGGCAATAATCCAGATGCACCTCACTATTCCACGGACATTTTACTTCGATTATGCCGTCCTCGATTATGCCGTCGGGCGAACCTCCGCATATATCCTCAAAACCATGTAGCGGGATGAATCCTGCCTGTTGTACCCTGTTGCCCGTAACGCTTTCGTATTCCTTTACGGCCTGTGCTTCGTATATCGTGCCGTGGGCCAGTGCCCGCGTATTGATTTGTTTTGCGTCGGAATCCTCGAGAAACGCCATATCGTTCATGTAAAGTTCTGCAACCTTTTTGTTAAGGTACGTAAATGATGTATCGTTAAAGGGTACATCTTTTGTAGTAACCCTTGACTTTGGGTTTGCGGCTCGATACTCGGCCAATTCCTCGGCCGACATACTCTCTCTGTGATTTCCAAGCAAGTTTACAACCTCGCTTGCGGTAATCTTCCCTTTACGGGCGAGATACCATTCAGGCGTTCTTTGTTCCATTGTTGCTGAGAATTTCGTTTCGGCGCCTATTGGCTTCATTTATAAAATCTTGGTTATGCTGAAGGTACGGGTAACGATACCATACGGCGCGAACTTCGCTTTCCGTTCTGGCTTGTGCAAATTCCGACCTCCAGTCCTCTTGCGTGTGTGCGGTACTTGCCTGCGCCATTATGGCATCGGCATCGTCGGTATCGTCAATCGCGAAAAGCCCATTCAGCGCGTACTTGCGTGCGTAACTGCTGCACGCCCCTGTTACCTGTGCTTCGTTCATCGCGTTCATACGTTCCGGCTCTCTCGCAAACGCCGATGCGCTTACGCTTTCTCCTGCTTCGTTAGTTATCGTAGCCGTTGCCATAATGTAGAATCGGCCACCCTCTGCTACCATTGTATCGCTAATCGTAAGCGTACATTTCTCCGCCGATAATAAAGGTTTAACCAGTTCCAGAATCTGCTCGCACGAGCGATATTTATACATCGTGCGTCCATTGTTCTTTGCTTCGTTTGTCTTTGGTACTTTCAGCTTTTGCTGAATTGTAAATAACTCTTTCATAATCTTGTGTTTTAGTGGGTTAATATAACATTGCTTTTTCTCTTAGTTCTGCGTTACTGGCCACGCGGTGTGCGAGGCGGTAAGATTCCAGGTCTGCCTTTGCGAAATATACGCGGTTGCCCTGTTTGTAATAGGCAATCTCCTTTTCGCTGACGAGGTGTCGCAAGCGGTCCACACTAATGCCCAGCATATCGGCGGCCTCCTTTGTATTCAGCACGTTTTTGGTCGCGCTAATTATAAGGCGTTCCAGCCTTTCCAGTCTTTCCTCGATGCTCATAGTTATAAGTGATTATACCATCTACACGCGAGGGCGTGCGTTAATATCCCAAATATCAGTGCGAGAACCTTGCTTCCGATAAGTGCCAATAACCACTCTCGGGAATAAAACTCGCTCGATGGTGTGCCGAATAGGCAAATCATTGTCAGGGCCACAAGTACAATCATTATGGCATGACGTATTATTTCTTGTGCTTTCATCTTGGGAATAGTTCTTGTGGGGTTGTTTTGAATTTTGCGGCCAGTACCGCCTGCGTCAGCTCGTCGGGGCGTTGAACACCTGCCAGCCACAAGCGTACCGTCTGCTCACTCTTATGCGTGCAATTTGCAACCTCCTTAATGAAAAGTTGCGCGTTCGTAGGCACTACACGCTTCCGTGCCTTCGCCTTCAAATAAATTTCCTTAAATGTCGCCATTTCTTTTTGTTTTATTGGCAAGGGCTTGCGCCCCTGCCTCGTTAGTAATTAGTTGAAATTAGTTGTATCGTTTATGTAACTATTGATTACGTCGTAGTCCTTAGCGTCCAGTTCGTACTCTTCGCCGCCGTAAAACACCTTAGCATCAGTAATTGTTGCCGTGCGCTCCAGTTCGTATTCATCGTCGTTATAACCATCGTTGTACCAATCGTAGGCGTCGGAACTTTGCGCCGTAATGTGCGTATTACCTGCTATCCATACATTAATGCCGCAATCTTCAAAAACCATGTCAATATCGAATTGACCTTCTTCTCGGCATTCCACTTGTGCCCAATCTAATACCTGGGCTAATTGCTGTTGTGTTAGTGCGTGTGTCATGGTCGTATCGTGTTAGAACATTCTGGCATAAATCAATCCATTATTATCAACGCCGAAGTAGTAATTAAGGCGGTGACCTTTCGCAAAGTCGTGAATAAGGTCGCCATCGTTGAATATTTCTTGCTTGGTTTGCTTGACTTCGATTCCGTACATATCCGCCGTGATAATGTACTCTTTCTCCTTGTTGTAGAACTTTACGAATGTCTTATACCATTCGTTTGCCAACTTTCTTGCTACCTGTGGTTCCATTGTTTTGTGCTTTTTAGGGTTTTTATTTGTTTTGTTACAATATTAATTTGTATATTTGTGCAATACCTTTTTATGTTTTCATTTGCAAATTTAATAAGAATATTTGAAATAGAAAAATATTTTAATGATTTTCTTTGAAAAAAGTGCAAAATAGTTCAAAAATACCTTTTATATCACTTCAAAACTAATGCTATGAGCGGAGAACAACTGAGAAACTTACTTTCGGATATGGGTTTTGCAAATGTATCCGAATTGGCGCGTCTTTTGGGTATGAAAAACGCGCAAAACCTGCACGCAGCCTTTAGCGCACAGGATATCAAAACTGGGTTACTTGAAGATATAGCAAAAGCCCTTAATATACCCGTTGCGGATTTCTACCCAACAAATAACGCGGTAGCAGAACACGGCATCGCCGTTGCTGGTAACGGCAACAATGTTTCCATTTCGGAAAAAATGCTTGATTTAATGAAAGAAAAGGATAAGCAAATAGACCGTTTACTAACCATAATAGAAAAGCAATGAGCAGGACACGACAATACCTCCCCACCACAACGGAAGTAATGGAGCGGTTCTTCTTGGCCCTCGAGGAATGTAGGGCGCAAAGAATATTAAAAGTAAGTGATTATTGCCAGCAGAACGGCATTCGCTCGCGTAACCTTTATGTGCAAAGGAAATATCGCGAACGTGGTTACTTCGAAATAGGCTGGGCTATTCCCCTGGTTCGTCGTTACGGCGTGAGCGCGTTCTGGTTGCTGACTGGTCTGGGCAAGATGTTTGCCCCGAAAGGATGCGAGGAATACGATTAACGGCCTCCTGTTTCGTCTTATCGACAATCTTAGCGTAAATTTGCGTCGTCGTGATATTCCGATGGCCGAGCAACTTGCTAACCACATAAAGGTCTACGCCGAGCGATAAGAGCATCGTCGCGTGCGTATGGCGTGCGGTGTGAAATGAGATATGTTTCGTTATGCCTGCCTCCCGTCGCATAACCTCAAGCGCGTAGTTCGCGCTCGGAATCGTCGTAACACGAAACACCCGTTGCTCGTCGGTGCCACGTTCGCCCATCAACTCCACTGCTTCGGCAACGATGTCGAGGTATTCAAGCCCTCCAGTCTTTTGTTGTTGGAATACGAGCCGCGTATTGCCGTCGTATTTCTGCACCTTTCCCCACGTTAAAGCCTTTATGTCGCTGAAGCGTAACCCCGTAAGGCAACTAAACACAAATGCACGGCGTACGTTGTCGTTTCCCTTCCTTGTGGCTGCGATGGCTCGCACCTCTTCAATGGATAAATAGGTTCGCTTAACGGATTCCTTGCTAAAGCCCTCCACGTACTGCGCAGGGTTATTCGGAATTAACCCCTGTCGTACGGCATCCTTTAGAATTCGTTTCAAACAATTAAAATACGCAACTTTGGAATTTGGCTTCAGTGGGGACCTGTCGAGGTAGGCGTGAAATCCTCGTACCCATAACGGGGTAATGTGGCGCAGTAGTATTCGCTGGTTTGGCTCGTATTCCCATACGTGATGGGCAAGCGTCCGAACGAGTATGCGCGTATACTGGTCGATATAATGGTATAACGTAATATCGACGGTTGGCTTCGCGATGTTTAATAACTCGGATTGTATTTCAATTTGCCGTCGCGCCCTGACGGCTTCGGCCATTCGCAGGACTTCGCTATTTGCTTCCCTGTCCTGCTTCGTTCGTTCCTTGCGAAGATATAGCCCGAGAAATTCGTATCTTCGTTGCCCGTGTAAGTATATATCGAGGTATAGGCTGCTGCCTCCGCTCCGCAGTTTCTTCTCGCGCAGGCGTACTGGTTCTTTTGTCTTGTGCATAATAATTGAGTAACAATTGGGCAACAAATATACAACATATTGGCAACATTTCGGCAACATATCGGAAAATTTTTGTATATCGACCGCAACGGCCGAAGCCTGTTATTACCATGTCGTGCCCATGCTCCCGTCATGTTACCCGAATTTTATGTGAATTTTATATTAAGGAAAACAAAGAAAACCGTAATAATCATATATCC